TCGGCCGCTGTGACGCTCGGCAGGAATTTCTCGCTGCCGGATAGCGTATACCGTGTACCCCAGTAGCCTTCTGCATTGCCATCCGAGTCAATATGGACGTAACAAATCATCAATTCTTCCGGTGCGTCGCCCTGTACCATCTTTGTTAGAGCGAAATCGACATACCCCATCGCTTCATCCACTTCCGCAAGCGGAAGAAGTAGGAGGTTCGTATTGTATTCCCCAAAGAGTTTCACTCTTGCATAACACGCTTTTCCAGCCTTATAAGCTGCAACGATTTCGTCATATGTCTTGGTGTGCGTGACACTTTGATCATAAGTATCCTCGGCATGAATACCGCAGCCGACATAGAACAACTCCGAACCTGGTCCCGCTTCCCCTGCAGGCCCCTTGATATTCACACTGGCCGGATTTTCCTTCCCGCCGTCATTCGTCCAGCTGAGAATGCCGTCTGCGGATACAGATGGTGTAAAGGTCGTGCCGTCCTGCCCCGGTTCGCCGTCTGCGCCTGCCGGACCCTGTGCGCCGTCCTGACCGTCCGTACCGTCCCGTCCCGGCGTTCCGTCCGCGCCGGGCTCGCCCTTGTCGCCTTTTTCGCCTTTGTCTCCCTTTTCTCCTTTTTCGCCGCGCGAAGGCTTTCCCGTGTCAGTCGTCCCGAGATACCAGTTTCCGTTCTCGCCGATGCTCGGGGTTATGCCGTCCGTTCCGCTTGCGCCCGCTGGGCCGGTGTCGCCCGGTTCGCCCTTCGGCCCCTGTTCGCCCGGATCTCCCTTGTCGCCCTTTGCGCCGTCTGCTCCGGGATCGCCCTTCGCACCTGGATCTCCCTTGTCGCCCTTCTCGCCGCGCGAAGGCTTTCCCGTGTCAGTCGTCCCGAGATACCAGTTTCCGTTCTCGCCGATGCTCGGGGTTATGCCGTCCGTTCCGCTTGCGCCCGCCGGGCCGGTGTCGCCCGGTTCGCCCTTCGGCCCCTGTTCGCCCGGATCTCCCTTGTCGCCCTTCGCACCCTGCAGCGGCCCGTTGTTGACCCACGCATTCGTCACGCCGTCGTAGATGTAAATGTCATAAGGTGCAGCCGCGCCCACGCCGTAGGCGTCGCCTACCTCCGGATTCTTGACCGACGCCTGCAGCGCGGAGACCGAGCCGTAATAGCCCTTGACCGTAAAGCCCGTTCCCGTATCGCCCTTCGGGCCAGTTGGGCCTGCCGGGCCCTGCGGGCCGGTCTTCCCCTGCGGGCCGGTTTCGCCCGGGTCTCCTTTTGGGCCCTGCGCGCCCGTGTCGCCCTTCTCGCCTTTCTCGCCCTTTTCGCCGGGTTCCCCCTTCGGGCCGGTGTCTCCGGTCGCTCCCTTTGGGCCTTCCGCGCCTGCCGCGCCGGTGTCGCCCTTCGGCCCCTGCGCGCCCTGCGGGCCGGTCTCGCCCTTTGGCCCCTGTGAGCCGGTTTCTCCCTTCGGGCCCTGCGCGCCGGTGTCACCCTTCGCGCCGGTGTCTCCCTTCTCACCCTTGACGGTCTCGACGTTAAAGTCAAATGTCTTCCCGTCCGAAAGCGCGATCGTGTACGTTGCCGTCGTCCCGCTCTGCGATTTCTTCGTGATCGACGTGATGCTCGCGCCTGCCGCGCCGGTGTCGCCCTTTGCGCCCTGCGGCCCCGTCTGCCCCTGCGGGCCGGTCGCGCCGGTCTCGCCCTTCGGCCCCTGCGGGCCCATGACCGAGCCGAGGTCTATCACGCTGCCGTCCGTCAGCGTGAAAATCAACTTCCCCGCGTCCGTGACCTCCACGGCCTTTACCCCGCGGGAGATCAGCCCGCCGATCGTCACCGTGATCTGATTTGGAATCTCTACCCTCATATCTGCTCCTTACTCCACGAACGCCCGGTTCCCGCTCGCCAGCGTCGTCTTGTCGCCGTGCGTGTACCGGATATCGTAGGTGTACTTTCCCTTCGTGAATTTTGCCGTGACCGTCGCGTCGAAGTTCAGCGTGACCTGGTCATTCTCCACCTTCGCAAAGCTGAACGTGTGGACGGTCTGCCGCGTATCGTCCAGAAACACGACCGCCATGCTGTCCGTCGTCCCGATCGTGACGGCCTCGCCGTCCTGGTCCTTCAGGTCGAACCGCAGCACGATCGAGAATGTGTCTCCCTCGTACCATCGCAGCACCCCTTTGTCGATCCTCGGGCTCGGATAAGCCCCCGGAATTGGCGTTGCCATACCGCATCCCTCCTTTTCATCCAGTGTAGCAGACCCCCGCGCTGGATTCACCCCACGCCGCAGCAAAGCCGGGGCTTTCGCCCCGGCCCGCTCATCATTCCTTCAGCCACTTGTCAATGTCCTTCGACTTCTTGCTCCTGTCAAAGCCGACCGCCGTATAGGCCGCCAGCAGCTTCTCCTTGAGCTTCTTCCGTTCCTCAGGCGAGGCCGCGATGTACTTCGGCTTGTATTCCGTCGTGATCGCGTCGCCGATATCGCCCTTCTTGGCTCCGTGGTCGAAGTATTCCTTTGCCGCCGCTTTCAGATCTCCGCCATCTTCGATAGTTTGCAGGATCTTTCCGTACTTCGTATAGTCCTTCCCGCCGGTCCACTCTTTATAGAGCCAGTACGCCTTGTTCTCATCCTCGGCGTAGTCGTTCGCAAGGATCTTCTGGATCGCCTTCTGCTGCGTCACGGTCCCTGCGGCGACGGTGTCCTTGAGATCCTGCTTCTGCTTCGCGTCTTGCGCGTCCTGGATCTTCTCGTTCATGTAGTCGATCCGCTCCTGCGTGCTCTTCGGCTCCATCTCCGCCTTCTGCGTATCCCCGGCAAGGACCCGATAATAATACTCTGCCTTCGCCTCATCGCTGATATCATAGGCCTTCAGCAGCATCATCTTGTCATAGTTCTTCTCCAGCTTCCGCGCCGCCTGGATAAACGCATAGGTCTCCCGCTGGTCCTCGCCTCCCTCGGTCATGCCCTGATAGGCGGCAGTCTCCTTCGCGGACAGCGACTTGAACCCGCTCTCCACCCAGCTCTGCGCCTCTTCCGTCGCCGTCTTGCCGAACAGCAGCGCCTGTGCCCAGCTCTTCGCTCGGTCAGCTGCGTTGTCGTTGTACACAGGATACTGTAAAATATCGCGCCCCTCGTTGTCGACCGAATAGCTTCCGCCTTTCCATGCCGCCACGCCGCCCTGGATCAGCTTTCTCGCCTGCCCGCCTCCGAACGGCGGCAAAAGGTAGTACGCGGGCTTCGCCAGCTCCCGCCGGATCGTGTAGCCCCGTTTTTCCGGTGCGATGTCTTTGCTTGTCGCAGCCTTGAGCACCGCGCCCAAATCAGGTATCGCCGATGCGACAGCAATTCTTCCGTTGTCGACCTCCAATCCGAGCATCGTCAGCACCTGTGTAAACGGCAGCTCACCCAGTAGATTCTGCGTCAGGTTTGCTGCTACGCCGTAAGTGTCTTCCTTCTGCGTTGTGAGGTCCAACTTCCCTGAAAACATTGCATCGGCCGTATTGGGGATCTGATAACCCGTAATATCTCCAACAGTATCATTGATGATATCCAGCGGATCCATCGCCGCGCGTCTGCCCACAATGCTCTCGTAGAATTCATTGTAGATCCACGCACCGATGAGGAATTTGAACATGGCCTTGGCCAGTGCCGCCACGCCCTTCTTTCGTTCCTCCCGCGCCATGTCCTTGAAGATCCAGCTCAGCTCGTTGTTAACCTCCAGCTGGAACTGTGTGAACAGCTTCGTAATCGGGTTCCGCGCGGAATACAGCGTCGGCGTCGAGCCTTTGCTGCGGTCTGCCATCACGCCGGAAGCAAACTGATCCGCCTCCTGCATCGCGCTTATCTCACTCATTCCCCTTTGCAGGTTTTGATAATACCGCGCACGGACGACGCTACCTGTTGTGAATCTGTCCACAACCTCCATGAGAATACCGGCTTTCTCCGACACTTTATCCATCGTGCTCATGGCCAGCCGCCCATAGCCGCTTCGGTTGTTGATAAACGTCGACGCAGAATCCAACCCGTCAGCGGTCTTGTAGTTTTTCAGCGTATCCCACATGCCGCGCAGCACGTCCGCCGTCGACACCTGGCTCCACGCCTGCGTGATCGGGATGAAGTTTGTGAGCGCCGAACCCACGTTGGCCGCGACCATGTTTGCGCCCACGCGCGACTCGAACTTCTTCATCACGTTGTAGAACTTTCGTCCGGCATCTCCTTCCATATTCCGGTCTCGTCTCGACTTTTTTCCGGCCAGCAGATTTGTGTATTCGTCCAGCTCGGTGACGAAATTTGAAAGCGCGTACCGGCCGTCCTTCGTCAGGTTCGCGATCTGGTCGTTGGCCTCATCCGGATTCAGGAACGGATTCATCATGATCGCATCGATCTGCTGTTTCAGTCCCTCGCCCGACGCCCGGTACCGGATCTGCGTTGCCAGCGCCCGCAGCCGCTGAATGTCCGCCGTGTGGAAGATTACGTCCGTCGCGACCTCGATATACCGGTCAAAGCCCTGCAGCGCGTCATACGCTGTCGCGTAGCCGAGTCGGTTCTGGATGTTCGCCATGTACCGGATGCCGGGTTTGAAGTTTGCCGTGAGGCCGTTGATCGTCGCCGGCAGCGGCGACACATCGCCCTCGATCCCGGCCGCCCTTGCGAACTTCTGCAGAATGCTGCCGCCTTCCTCGTTCTCCTGGAAGTGTGGGAAATATCCCTGCAGATAATTGACCGGCTCATAGCCGTTCTCAATGCGCACCCGGTTCATATCCTGGAACAGCTTGTCGTAGACCTCATGGAAAACCTTCACGGCTGCCCGCACCTTGCCGAGATCCAGCTTCGGGTTTTGCTTCTCGAATTCTTGAATGGCCGCGTTCCACTCGTCAAACGTCATCCCCCCGCGCCTTTCGACACGCGGGTGCTGTTTGAGATAGTCCCGGTTGAATTCCGCCTCGCCCAGCCACTGCACCGCATAGCTCTCGGATACCAGATTCCCCTTCCGTACCTGCCGGTCGAGTCCCAGCGCCTTGATCCTGTTTTGCTGCTCGACCAGATAATTCTTCCGCTTGCTCTCGTTTTCGTGTACGGGCCAGAAATACTTGTTGATAAACGCATTGGCCTTTTCGTCAGAGACCTTGCCCTTCCGCGCGATATCCCGGATGTTCCGCTCCATCGTCTCCCGGCTATACAGGATCCCCATGGTCTTGTCGGCCCACTTGACGGCCTCGGCTTCCGTCAGCGCCTGCTCGGCAAAGTCCCGCAGCCCCTGCTTGCGCTGCGCGTTCCATGCCTTGAGCTTCAGCGCCAGCATATCATAGTCAGCCTTTGCCTCGTAGACCTTCAGGATCTGCTGCCCGTTTTCCAGCCCTGCCACATAATCCGGGCTTGTCTCCCCGCGCAGCAGCCGGTTCACGATCTTCTGGTCGGCTTCCGTCAGCAGCGTCTTGCTCTGCGCTTTCTCGACCACTCGCCTTGCGTCCTTCAGCTGCGCCCACATCTGCTTCGTTTCTTCCGCTGTCTGCGGAATAGCAAGCTTTTCTTTGGCCTTGTTCTGTGCCTCCAGATACCGCTGCGCCACGCGCAGCCCGCTCGTCAGCCGGTCGATGGATTCCGTGAAATTTGCCTGCTGCCACTTCTTGAAGCTCGCCGCCTGCGGCCCGTAGTATTCATCCAGCGTCTTCTGCACCTTCTGAATGCCGCGCGCCACGTCGTAGATCTGCATCAGCTGGTCGCTCGGCGCGGTAATGTCCGCCGGAAACAGCTCCGGCGTCATTTCCCGAAGCTGCTGATACGCCACGTCCACCGGCAAGCCGTCCTTGCTGATCGTCAGCGTTCCCATTGCCGCCTTCCGGAACAGATTGTAGTCCGCAATATCCTTCCGGTCTGTCTCGGAGATCGAGATCTTCTGATCCCGGATGAACTTCTTGAGGTCTCCGTATTGCTCGATGTACTGCGTGTCTTCTTCAATGCCCGCCTGGTAGGCCGTTTCAAAGAGATCGTTCAGCCTCGCCCGGTCGAGCTGCCCGTCCGTAAAGAACGTCCGCAGCGCCTCCTCGGCCATCGGCCGCAAAACCTCCCGCTTCGCCTGCCCCGGCACGCTCAGATTCTCCGCCAGCTCGTTTACCAGCCGGCTTTCCAAGCGCCGCACATACTGTGCCGCCTTCTCCCCCATCAGATCCCGATACCGCCCTTCCTGCGAAGAATACCGGATATCCGGGTTTGTTAGGCTGAAACTTCCGTTGTTTGCAACCGCGGACTTCACCTGCGCAGAATCAAACACAGCCCATGCCTTCACGCCGTTCTCAACCGCCTGAACCCCGTCGTATCCATGCCGTTTCAGCATCTCTACCATCCCCGGCGTATTGATCACCTGCCACATGAGCTCCGGCTTCCCCGCCTGTTCCCATACGGCTTGCAGTTCGCTAGGTCTGATCTGTAGCCGCTTCGCAAGATCCACATAATTCCCGCTGTATCCGCCGTCAGTGTTTCCAACATCCGCCGGATTCTCCACGCGAATATATGCCGGGATAATACGATCGGCGTTCCCTGCGTAGATCGATGCCTCCGGCAGAATTCGCTCAACGCTGCGCGTCGCAGTGGAGTATTCTTCCGCGTACTTGATGTTTGCAGTCAGCCAGATCGGTTTCCCGCCTACATCAAACTTTGTAAATTTTGCTCCGGCACCGTGGAACACAAGCAGTGGCTCGCCTGTCGTGTTCGTTGCCTTGCTGTCTGCGAACCAATCCCGGAACGCTGCCGTCTGCGTCTTCTCCCGCTCATCAATCAGTTTCTGCATGAGCCTCGGATTCCGCAGGAAAACGGCGTCCTTAAACGCACCGCGCCCGCTCCCATCGTCCAGCATCGCAGAGACGGTCTCAAGGTTCTGTTTATCCCGCTCCGACGCCTGCCGCGCGCTGGCAGAGAACCGGAACTGGCTGACCGACGGCGTGTTGTCCGCCTGCGGCAGCGTCCCGTTTTCAAAATAATCCCGGATTGCTTGCAGTACCTTGTTTGCGTGCGTCCCTCTGGAAAACTCCGTGCTGGAGATTGTGTTGCCCTGCGCGTCGTCAATGTCCAGAATGACCTCGCCGCGTTCCTTGCTGATAAAATCACCGAGCGCGTCCATCTGTGCCTTTGTCGGCATGACAGCAAGATTGATGCCTCCGCTCTCAGGGGAAATGCGGATGTTGCCTTCCTGCATAAAGCGCACCATGCCGCCGCTGTAATCTCCGCCGCCGTAGTCCTCACCCAGCGCGTCAATGATATCCCGATGATCGACCGTCCGGTATCCGCCGGGCCCGCCCTCGTGCCGCCCGGAGAAATCCAGCCTTGCGCCGTTCAGCAGCACATAGCCCGTCTCGCTCCACTTGTACGTCCGCCCGAAATAGTCGAGCGCGGTCTTGTCGTTCTGCTTTCTCTGCTCTGCAGCCGTTTGATCTGCGCTGGCAGAGAATTTCCTCTTTGCCGTCTCTGCGGTAGTTCCAACACTTACAACATCTGAAAATTTCTCTCCGTACAGATTGACTTTAGGCCCCTTGTAGGTTATACTACCCATAGAACCATAGCGTTGCAGAGTGATAGGCATTTGGAAGCCTATTGTTCTAAGTAACGGGATGGTTCTTTTTTCGTCTGCGTGCAGGACAAAACTGTTCTGCACGAATCTGTCTGGATGATTGTCTTTCGTGTACGCGCTTGCAACCTTCTGCATATCATCCAGCAGCAGCCCGTTTTCCGTCGGTCGAAGGTCCATCACGCACATGACCGGTCTTCCGTCACTGGCTTTTACCGTCCCGAAGATAACAAGTCTGCTGTTCTCTCTTACGTTTGCACTGTTTCTGCTTTTCAGGATCAGAACCGGATCGTCCAGAATCTCCGGGATCCGTTGGATCTCGCGGATCGTCATTTCAGGGTGCTCCTTCAGAATGGTGCTGATCTTCTCGCTGTTCATATAAATATCGCTTTCGATTGCCCCCAGCCCTTGCAGCGTCGCGCCGGTCTCACCCAGCACAAAGGACGTGCCCTCCGGCATCCCGGACTTGTACCATGCCGCCACTCTGCTTTTGAAATCCTGTGCAATCGACATCTTCGCTGGTGGTGCTCTCGCGCTGCCGGTTTTTTTCTGCCACTGGCCGACCTCCATCTTCACGTCCGCGCGCAGCTTGTTCGTGCCGTAGTCGGTGCGGTTCATGCCGGCGTAGGTATCCGCGATGATCTCCTCGACGTAGGCGTCCGTGTCGTCGCCGTAGATCCCGGCGTATGCGTCCACGTAGCTCTCGATCATCTCCTTTGTGATCTTGCCCTCGCCCAGCAGCCGCTTCTGGATCTTCGCCGCCATCTCCGGCCAGCGCTTGACAAGCAGGTGATATCCCTCGTGCTTCGCCAGCTCGAACGCAGAATACTCCTCGCTGTCCGCCCGGATGAGCACGGAGCCGTCCTCCGTCACGGCAGCGTCCGCATAAAACGTCTCCCCATCGATCTCCTGCGCCAGCTGCCCGGTGAAGAATCGCGCATTCTGTACGCCCATCGACCGGAAGAACTTTTCCGCCGCCTGGATATCCTCGCTTCTTCCCTCCTGCCCCTTCGGCATGACGCGCACTTTTTGCGCGTTGTTCTCTCCGAAACCGAGCTCCGAAAGCGTTACTTCATCCCAAGCCTTTGCGAGATCTCTTGCACCCTCCGCTCTCTTTCTTCCGGTGTCAGCTCTTTGCCGCTGCGCTGTGCTTTGGCGAACGCCTCCAGCTTGTCCTTCGGCACGCTGACCAGCCTGCCCGATTTGTCCTTCATCAGTAACCTCGATACTGCCATTGTTTACCCCTTTCTGCCCTGCGGCAAGGCCCGCTCGATAGGCGGCTGCCGCCACGTCCTGATTCATACCCTCTGCGTAGCGCATGGCCCGCTGCTCGCTCGCGCCGAGCCTGCCCTGCTCATAGACCTGTCCGAAGCTCTGCGCATACTGCTCCGCCGGCATCCCCGTCGTGTTGCCGTTCAGGAAATACGACGCTGTTATCTCGTCATAGCCCGCTCTCCGGGCCTGCTCCTGCAAATACTGTTCTTCCTGCTGCGCAGCCGCTTCGTCCAGCTCCTGCTCCGCGCCCGCCGTCTGCTGCCGGGCGTACTGCACCGGATCCAGCTCACCCATACTCTCCGTTCCTGGGATGGGTGCAAATAAGCTGTCCTGGTTATACTGCTGCTGCGCCGCCTGCTGGGCCTGCTGCACCGCCTGGACGCTCTGCTGTGCCCGATTCTGCTCCTGCTCCTGCCGGTACTGTTCTGCACGTCTCTGGTTCTCCTGCGCCGTCTCCGCCGCGCTCTTGTAGATCTGGAATGTCTTCTCGTCCGCCTCGGCCTTCGCTTGCGTCTGCTGCTCCTGCGCCTGCAGCTGTTCCAGCTGGGTCAGCGTCTCCGGCACGCGCGGCTCCTGTCCTTCGTCCACTGCTGCCTGCTGCTCCTTCGCAACCTCGCGCAGCGTGTCCTCCACGGCCTTCTGCGTCACCTCGCCGCCTTCATCCACGGTCTGCTGCAGCTCCTCGGCCAGCTGGTGCGCCCGTGTTCCTTCCTCCTGCGCCATGCCATAGTCGATGACGTCCTGCACTTCGCCCGCCTCGATGACTGCTCTGGCCGTCTGCGTTACGTTTGCTTCCAAAATCACGCGGTTCACGCCCGCATACGTCCCGGACATGGCAAGGCCGGACAGGCCGCCCGCAAGGAACGAAAGGCTGTCTTCTTTTGCGAAGTCTCCAACCATCGCCGCCAGCGCCTGCGCAGGCGTCTTGCCGTCCGCAATGTAAGCCGCGTAGGCAGACATGACCTCACCCCGGTCATGCTTCGCTACCACATCATACGCGCGGTTGAGCCAGTTGGACGCGATTTCTTCCGCGCCTTCCGACGCAAACGACCGCAGCGCCTTCTTCCACACGGCCTTTCCGCTCAGCATGTTCTCGATGATATCGCCCACGGAGTATTTTTCCGTAATGCCCTCGATTGCGCCCTCGACAATGCCGTCGATCAAGGCTTCCTGATTGGACTTCCCGTTCTGGATCCCCTCATACACGGAGTCTGCCGCAACCTGCGAGCCCATCACCCAGTTCATCGTCTCCGCGACCGCGTCCTTCGCCCCCGCACCGGCCACGCCGCCGAAGGTTCCCACGAGCCCCGTCGAGACCGCCATGTTGACCGCGCTGTCCAGTGCCGACGTGCCTGCCTGATACAAAAACTGCCATCCCGGATCCATGTTCTGCATGACGCTCCCCCGGATCCCGGAAGACAGCCGCGTCGCGTTGTATGCGGGGCTGTATACGTTCGTCGGCATATCCTCGTTCTGATATCCGCCCGCCCAGCTTGGCAGCACGCCGCGCAGCGATTCCAGATTGCCCAGCGCCTTCCCCGGTGCCAGCGCCGCAGAGAACAGCGTGCCGCCCACCGGCGACCGCTGTCCGATCTCCTGTGCCGCCGCATCGAGCTTCTGCGCGTTCTCATAGTCGTCGAGCACCTTCTGCCATTCCGCGAGCTGCTTCAGCTTCTCGTCGTCATAGCCCTTCTCGTTCAGTGCCTTCTTCGCGTCGTATTTTGCATACGCCCGCACCTGATACCCGTTCAGTTCCTTCCCGCGGTACTGCCGGAGCAGATTCTGGTCTTCCTCGCTCAGGTCTCCGATCGCCTCCTGCGCCCTGGCCAGCACGCTCTGGCTGTCGACCTGTGCCTTTCGTTTCTGCAGCGCGTCGATCTCGTTCTGCAGCTGCGTCACGCTCTTTCCGTTCTCAGACAGACCCGTCCCGGAAAAATGCGTGTCCGCCTGCTCGACCTCGCGGTTGTAAATCTCTCCTTCAAGCAGCTTCGACGTCCGCCGCATCCCGCGCACCTGGTCCCGCTCCACGGTCTTCATCGCCCGTGCCCGCGCGATTGCCTTGTTTACATCATCCTTCTGGCTTTTGACTGATGGGCGGAACGTCAGCGCCGCGCTCTGCTGCTGCAGTGCCATCAGCCCAAGCTGCCGCCCCTGCGCCGCCTCCACGCCGCGCAAATAATTCTGGTATGAGCCATACTGTGTCTGCATCGCGGAAGACCGGCTGTATTCCTGCTGCGATACCTTCCCGCTGATTGCCGCCCCCGCACTCTCCGCCTTTTTCTGCCCGCTCTCGCCATCTCTGGAATAAAGCTGCACAGCGGCGCGATACGCCTCAAACGCCGCCTGCCGTCTGCGCATTTCCTCGTTCCCGTTCTGTACACCCGCTACAAAATCCGTCCGGTTCATAAGACCGCCGGAAGAACCAGCCGCTTTCGACTGGTTCTTCTCGATGCCGTTCATAAATTTCTTCTTCGAGATAAGGCTCATTCCGTCCTCCTTATTTCCTGCTATTTGAGACCTTCGCCTGCTTATAGCTGACGCCGCTGTCGATCTTCTGCCCCGTGCGCTCCCAGATCAGATTCGCAAGGTTGTTCCACTGCTGCTTACTCATCTGGCTTCTCGCATTCACAGCTTCGTCATAGGCCCGCTCCGTCTTCCCCTGCGCAAGCAGCGTCGAGATCGTCTGCATCACGCCCCTGTAGCTCGCATCCAGCATCGCCACATTTTCTTCCCGGTTCCCGTATCCGTTAATGAGGTTCAGCCCCACGGAGCTGCTTCCGCCGCCTCCGCCGCCGGATTTCTTCGCTGCCGCCTGCTCCGCCGCCAGCGCCTGCAGGTAGGCAGCGTTTTCGTTGTTGGCCTTCTGCGCCCAGTAGTTCAGCATCGTCTCCCACTGGCTCTGGTCCAGCGACCGCTCCGAGTTGTACGCGCTCCGCGCATCCGAAAGATCCGAATAATAATCGCTGACCGTATCCCGGTACCGGCCGTAGTCCGTGTCGTCCCGGCCCTTCACAAGGCTATACTGGTTGTAGAGATCCGTCCCTTCGTCCTGATACCGCTGGTATGCCTGCTGCTGGAGCTGCGGCACGATGTCGTTGAGGTTCTGCAGATACGCATTGTATGCCTGCTGGCCCACCTGCTCGCCGTAGGTTGAGCCATAGCCGCCCGTGAGCGCCGCCGCCTGCCCCATCGTGTCCTGCATGGCCAGCCGCCCGAGGCGCTGATACTGCTCCCGGTACTGCAGATACAGAGGGTCTGTCCCCATGTCATAGCTGAATTTCTTCCGGTTCCGGATCTGGTCATACAGGCTCGTCAGTTCATCGTCCCAGCGCGACTGATACGCGCCCGGCTTGCTGGCCTTGACCTGCTCCAGATACGCCAGCGCCGCCTGCACGCTGCCCGACGGCATATAGCCTCCCTCCAGTCCGTTCAGCTTGCTTCTCGTGTAGTCCGAAACACCGGACATGGTGTAGGGGCTGTTCCTGGTCTGGTAGCTTCCGCCATAGTTGCGCGTCGTCTGGTTCTTGTTTACCAGCTGCGACTGGTAGCTGCCGTCCGCGTTCACGCCCGTGATGCGGTACGTGCCGCCGCCGGTCACGACCTCGTCGCCGGCTGAAAGCCCTGCCGGTGCCCTGCCGCCCGACTCTACTCGATATACGCTCATAGTCTCACCGCCTTAAAGCTTGAAGTGTGTCGCGTACTGCTTCGGCATGTACGCCTGGTTGTAGGCGTTGAAATACCCCTGATAGTAGCTGTTGTATTTCGCCGCCTCGTTTGCATACTTCGTCGTCTCCCCGTTGGCGTCGCAGATCTTCATCCCCAGATACCAGCGGTAAATTTCATCATACGGCCACGGGATCAGCAGCTCCGTTTCCAGAGCCACGTCCTCCCCATAGCCCGTGAACGGCTCCGGTTCCTTCTCGTGCTCGTGCGTACAGATGATATCCCGGTACACGATCCCGTCCAGCTCCGACAGCCACCGGACCTTATCCGGCGTCTCGTACTGGTTCGGCAGTAACCGATCGACCGTCTCGATTGCTTCTCTGATTTTCATAGTCCCCTCCTTACCAAAAGAAGGGGCATTTCTGCCCCTTCCTCTGCTTCATGCCGTCATGGGCATTCACTTGTCAGTTGTCCGCCTGCGCGCGGCGGAAGGCTTCCTCCTCCGCCATCCGCGCGTTCATCAGAACCTCATACACCGGCAGCGGGACCTGCACGTCCTTGCCCTTCGGCACCATGAACGTCCGTCCGTTTACCGCCACAAAGCGGCTCTGCTCCTCGTTCTCCTGCCCGCGGGGCAGATAGATCGTCTTCATGACGTCCCACACGTCTTCCGGGTTTGCCTGTGCAGCCGCCGCAGCGGTCTTCTCAGTTGCCATTGTATGTGCTCCTTTCTCAGTTGGCTTCGTCCGTACCGGAGTATGCGCTGCAGCTCTCCACGCGAACCATGCGGTCCTCGTACAGCAGCTTCGCCGCCATCTCGGCCTTGTAGCCGACGGTCGAGAACTGGTTCAGCGGGCCGCCGATCTCGTCCTTGCCCTTGACGATCATCTCAAGATTGCCGCCCTCCGGGTCGATCATCTTGTATGCGTCCTTGCCGAGGAACAGCGTCGCGTACACGCTGTAGTAGACCGCCGTTCCTCCGCCAGACGCTGCAGTCTTGACCGGGCAGGTCGAGTTGTTGAAGATCTTCGCCTCCGTCGTCTCAACAAACCGGACGCCGTGCAGCTCGCCGATCTCACCCGAGAACAGCGGCGTGACGTCTGCGTACTTGTGTGCCTCGACCCATGCGTCCGAGGACCGCAGGTCGTATGCGACCGACGGGTGGATGATGGCGACGTACTTGCCGTCGATCTTCGGAGCCTTCATCTTCTTCAGCGTCGTCACGGCCTTGTTGACCTCGTCCGGCGTCAGCTTCGCCGTCAGGTCGAGGCCTGCGCGGCTGGTGACTGCCGTATGCGCGCCGCCCTCTGCGACCTTGTCGCAGTACTGCACGTTCGAGCCTGCCACGACCGCGTCGCGCACGCGCTTGTCGATGGACGTTCCGGCGGAAGCACCGAGTTCTTCTGTCGCACCCAGGATGACGTTATCCAGCGCGTGCAGCTCGAGCTGGTCGGAGACCGTCACATACAGGCCGATCTGCTTGATCGCGCCGGTCGTGCTGGTCTGGCCCATCTTCTGGCCGGTCGGGATGACGCCTTCGGTCAGCTCCTCCGCGTCCTTCAGCGTGTTCCACTTGCGCCACTCGACGGTCTTGCCGTGGTTGCGCGGCAGCGCCTGACGGCCTGCCAGCTGCGCATGCACGAGGTTCGGCCGTGCGTTCTCGAGCAGCTGCGTGTCGTAGAACGTCTTCATGGTCGGCGCGAGCGTGTCGTTGCCGCTGAATGCGGTCGTCTGACCGGTGCCTGCGTTTACATAGTTGCCGGTCGCGTTGACGAGCGTACCGGCGTCAGCAAAAAACTGAAATCCGACTTTGGATTTAAACATAGCTTCTTATCTCCTTTCTCAGGGGATCACTCGTTCCCCTCTTGCCGCGCGTCGGCGCATGTCCTCCACCTCCGCGCGTGACCAGTGTGTTTTCATCGGGACGTTCTCTCCGCCCGCAGCGCCGGAGCCGATCTCCTGTGGCCTTGCGCCCTGTGCCTGGATGGTCCGCATGACGTTCTCCCGCGCCTGGTTCGCCACCAGCTGCGCCTGCGCCTGTGCGATCTCCTGCTGATGGATGACCTCATAGGCCGTCTTCGGCGGCACGCCCGCGCCCATGAGCCGTGCAAAATCCGGGTTCTGCATCTCGGTCTCAAAGTCCGCGCCGTACCGCGCCGTCACATCCCGGGCAAAGTCTGCCTGGATCCCGGCGAAGGCTTCTCGCATCTGGTACTCCTGCAGCTGTCGCCGCATAGCCGTATTCTCGGCCCTGCCGGCGTACTCCTTTTTGAGGGCGTCCGCCGACATGCCCTTTTCCATGGCCTCTGCGCTATAAAGCCGCTCGTCAGCGGAAAAGCGCTGTGCCAGCGCCGCAAAGTCCGTCTTTCGCGGATCCGACGTGTCGATCCCATAGAGCGCGCCAAGCTGGTCAATGATCGGAGCCATGGCCTCCGCCTGCCCCTTGTACTGGTTCAGCCCGCGCACCCGCTGCTTGACAACCCTTTGCACAGCAGAGTCAAAGTCCTTCTTGAATCTTCCCTGAATCAGGCTGTCAAACGTTTCTTCCTGCTGCGTACCCTGTCCCTGAGCGTCGGGGACGTTGACCGGCTGCTGCTGCACCTGCGCCTGTGCGGCTGCCTCCTGCCCGCTCTGCTGACCGGCGGCTTCAGCTGCGTTCGTCTGAACGCTTACGCCCGTGAATTCGCCTTCCATGCTATAAATTCCTTTCTGGCGTTTATTCTAAAATCATCGTAGCACAAACTTTTCCCAACTTCACCCCACGCCAGTCAGAAATAATCCCGCCGGAACGGGCCGCCGCAATCGTCGGTTCTTATCCCGGCTGCGTGCTTTCTTCCGACTTTTTGCGCGCATTCTCCACGATCTTCGGCTCCTGCGTCTCGCCGGTGTTGATCTCCGGCTTCTCCGCTGCCTCGGCGCTCGCCTGCGGGACTGCCTGTCCGCCCTCCTGCAGGATCTGCTGTGCCAGCCCTTCACCCATGACCGGATCGTACCGGTCTGCCAACGCCAGCGCCAGCTGCTGCCACTCGATGAGCCGCTGCTGCAGGTCCGCGTTCTCCTGGATTTTCTGGATGATCGAGTCTTTCCCGTCGAAGTCCATCATGTCCAGTGTAGATAGCGCCTGGTCGACCATCTGCGGGTTGAAGAATCCCAGCTGGAAGAACTGCAGTGCCAGCTCGTTCTGCGCCATGGACGTGTACTCACTCGCCTTCTGCGCCGAGACCTCAATGTCGAAGACCGGCTTCCGCAGCCCATCCGGCTGCCCGTTCGCGCCGTAGAGCGTCTGCGGCTGCAAGCCCTGATTGCTGTACTGTACGAACTGCTCTGCCCCGCGCTGCCCGATGATCCGGAACTGCCGCGGCAGATCGTAGAACTGCCGGATCCGCTCAATGACCATCCGGATCATCCGCGCATACGCCCGGTATGCCGACTTCGTAGAATCCTTGCTGCTCCTGCCGGATGCCTCCTGCAAGGCCGCAATGGCCGAGGCTGCCGTCACGCCCGAGTTTGTCGCGCCGTTGTTGACATCCGTGTTTCCCGTCGTCCACTTGAGCTCTTCAATTTTGTTCTGCAAGATCGCAATGTAATTGCTGTTGAGCATGTTCACCTGGATCGGAACCAGACTGTCCTGCCCCAGATTCCCATCCACATGCACAAACGGCTTCGTCCAGTCCGCGAACTCCTGCTCGTTGACCGACCCGTCCGACCGCTTGAACCACCGAGGCGTCGTCGCCATGATCGCGTTCTTTACGATCGCCTGGTTCATCCGGTCGATCTGCTCCTGCGTCGACTTGCCGACGTCGATATAGCCGTATCCCGCTATGCTCCCCTCCACCGGGAACAGCGCGTCGACCACGAACGGGTATTCCCCGTCGTCATACAGCCCCGTCTCGGCCATGGGCCGCCCGGCCGGCTGCTGCACAATGCTCCCGTCCGGCAGCGTCAGCGTGTCATATTTCTGTTCCGTATCGTTCTCCGTCGACTGCAAAACCGTATCGCCCACCAGCTTTGCAAAGTGCAGCACCTGCCGTCCGTTCTGATATTTCTTGTAATACCAGTCCACCACCATTGACTTGTTGTCAAAGTTGATGACGTCGTCCGTGTTGTACTTCTGCTGGATCTGCGGATTGGAGTTGAGCTTTCCCCGCAGCTCCGGGTACTTCTCGACCAGCAGATCGTTGTCCACCATCTCCGTCAGGAAGATGTTCTTCGACTTCTGCAGATCCCGCACGCCCGGCTCCCAGAAAAAAGACAGAATATCCACCGGCTGCACCGAGATATCCCCGAGTCCATTCAGCTTCGAGGAATCCCACTTCACATGCCAGATGAGCGTCCCCTGCTTGAGTTTCGTCCACTGGCTGTCCGAATAGACCTCTTCAAAGTCGTTCTGTTCCAGGATGACCGGCAGCACCGAGGAAAGCTTCGCCGCCTCCTCCCGGTCGTCCGGTTCCCGCGGCCGGATCGCCGGGGCCGGATATGCCGCGATGGCATCCGCGTGCTTGCCCATGATGACGTTGAAGAGCCACGCCGATGTCCACTTGTCGTCCTCCTGGTTCCCCTTCTGGATCCTCTGCCAGCTGCGCATGCGCCACCAGTCCTCCGAAGCAATGACCCGCGCCTCCAGCGCACTCTTGCCCTGCCGGTATTTCTGCAGCGTGTCCATGGCCTTTCTGGCCTGCTCTTCGCCGATGGACTTCCGCGTCGTCAGCCCGCTCGCCGTGTCATTCTGCATTCTCGGCTGCATCTGCTCTGCCTGCATCCTCTGTGTCCTCCTTCCGCATATCTGCTGCCGTCAGCAGCTCGACCTCATGCCGGATTCCGTCCAGCACAAGCCCCACCACGACCGGCGGCAGCCCCGCCCGGTTGATGTCCATGATCAGCCGCTCCCGCAGCTGCACGATTGCCTTTGTGATGTTCATTTCAATCTCCTTCCGCCGCTATGGCCGCATTGCCTGAATCAGCTTGTTTACTCCGGCCTTCATGTTCAGCAGTATCCGTGCATAAATCGGGGCTCCTTTTTTGATGCTGTCATGCTTAACCCCATCATACATTGCTTGCCTCGCATCTTCATCGACATATAGCAGCCCTCCCCCTATCCCATTAAACGCCTGGCTGACAATGCTTGCCGTTATAGTATCCCCAGGCACAATTTTAGGAACAGTATCAGCCCGCACCCCTGTCAGCTCGCTCATAGCGATCAGCTTTTGATACAAGTCATTCATCGCAGCTGCGGTCAGATTCGACACATGCTGCCCAGCCTTGATTTTTTCATCATCATTGTCTGTCCACGCAAAATCTGAAACTTGAACGCGACGGACAAAGTAAAATCTTATCACGGAGCCGCCTTGTTGTATCCGGTTTAAATTGATTCTTTCGCCCTTGATCCAGCGATCCATCTGCCCTGCGCCTCTGCATATCATAAAAACATATGCCTTCCCATATGTTTTGTAGGCCAGCGTATCTGTGACCGCAATTTCTGTCCCCTCAATTTCTTCGGTCAACGTCGCCATCAGCGTTCCACCATTGTCGGTATAGCATTTTTCCGTATACGTCGCCATATCCTCACCCAAACACCGGCGTTGCGGTGCTGATCCCCTCGATGGACGCTGCATGGAAAATGATCTTCCCGCTTGCGAGCAGCTGGATCCACGCGCTTTCATCCTTGTTCTGCAGATACACAGAGCCCTCTGTCGACTTGATGCGCACCGCAGGGCTGGACAGTTCCACGGCGTAATCCGCGGACGACGAGCCCGTAAAGTTCAGGCTGCCTGCCTCCGTGCTGATCTTGCCATCGGAAAAATTCGTGCCCGCGATCTCCAGCCCAACAGTCACAAGCCCTTCAGTAATGATCTCGATCTCATCCATGATCTGCTTGAGCTTCGTCTGGATGCTCGTACCGTCGAGCTTCAGATCCGTTGCGTTGATCGTTCCGCCGATCTCAGCCCCCGTGCACGTCAGCTTGCCGTTCGCGTCGACCTTGAATTTGTCCTTGATGGAAAGCCCGCTCGTGCCGAAGTACATGCTCACGCTGCCGCCAAACTCATTGGCCGTGTGGAAAATGCTGCTTTCCGAGATCGTCCACGGGCCAAACGTCGAGTCGGCTGCTGCCGTGATCTTCCCCGACAGCACCGCCCCCGCCGCCTCCAGCGTCCCAGATGGGAAATGCAGCTTCTTGTCGCTTAAATACGCGACCTCCTTCCCGTCCTGCCAGAAGCTCACCCGGTCCGGCGTCACCGTCACCAGCTCGTTCTTCGTCTGGTCGATGACCCGTTCGCCGCCGTCCGTCACCGTCGTCTCGATGTTCCCCACGCCCACGCCGTACACCGGCGTCACGTCGTTGTAATACAGCAGCCCCGTCTTGATATACTGCTGCGCATTCACGGAAAACGCGTTGTTCACGCCCGCCGTGTAATCATACAGCTGTTTGATCCCGACGGAATTGCCCTCGATCGTCAGCTGCGTCTTTTCGAGATACTTTCCGAAGTCCGAGATCGCCACATAGCTGCCGGACAGCTTCGTCGACCACGTCTCCGAATTCGCCGCCGCGAAGTCCGCCGTCTTGATGATGAGGGACTTTAAAGCCGCGTATCCCGAAAGCGTTGTCTTCTTCTCCGCCTCCGGCAGGCTGTCCGCGTCGATTGCCTGCGCGATCTCCGTCAGCGTCGCCTTCGCCGACCAGTCCGCCAGATTCAGTTGCTCCGTCACGCTGCACAGATACCGCCGCATGCTCTCCAGCTGCTCCTGCGTCGTCTTCCCCGCGATCGACGGGTATGCAAGTGTCAGACTACCCATGTTGCACCTCCCGTCTTACGCATCGCTTCCTGCCTCCAGGACTCGCGCCAGACTGAACAGCTTCATCTCGCCCTTCCCTGTCAGCCGGAACTTCAGATGGTCGCACCGCGCGGGCCGGATCGGCAGCAGGAAGGTACGCAGCCCCCGGCCTTCAATGTGCCCGCAGTGCCGCCACACGCCGTCTGAATCATACTGCACCCAGAAATCGACGCTCGACCCCTTCGGCAGCTGCATGCGCAGATTGATGCGCGAGACGTATTTCTTCCCGACGAGTCCATACGTCATGATCCCCGTTTCCGCCATCCAGCCTACCGGGCCTTCCAGCATCCCGACGCTGCCGTACACGGTTTTGAGCGTCCCGTCCTCAAGGAAATACAGTTCATCGTCCACCCGCGCAAAGTCCTCTGTGTGGGTGCTGTCCTCCTTGTGCCACAGGCCCTTTCGCGTGTCGTAGACGAACAGCGTCCAGTTGTGCGCCGCATCCTCCATGCTGATGAAGTATTTCCCGCGCACCCCGCCCGCGACGGCATTGTAATACAACTTTGTCCCGAAGCAGCTGCCGATCTCCTGCGGCAAACTCCCGTCGTACACGCAGACGCCCATCCGCGATTTGTAATACAGCCGGTCGTCCACCACGACGAGGCTCTTGCTTGACCCATTCTGCACACCCGCGCATTTCTGCACGACCACCTGATGTGCCCCCGTCGCCGACGGATACACCCGATGGAAGCAGTCTTCCTTGAAGAAGATCGGACTGTCGGCCAGCGTCGCCGCGCCTGTCCACTTTCCGTCCGTGCCGCAGCTCGCGCGCCATGAATCCGTCGACACGCCCTGGTAGCACTCCCAGTTCTTAAAATCGCCCAGCTTGCAGCAGTAGATCTCATTGACGGTCTCTCCGTCCGCCACGCCGTACTTGCAGCCCCAGAGCCGGTTGCCGCATTCTGTGACGAAGTCCATGCTCGGCACGCGCCGGGCCGTCTTCACCGTCCCGCTCGTGACCTTCGCCGTCTCATCAACAAGCCCCACGATCACGATATAACTTTCGTCCACAGCGTAAAGGATCTGACTGCCGTTCAGCTTCTCGATCTGTCCGTTTCCAGCAAGACCCGACAGCTGGATACCGTCATACTGCTTGAATCCCCTGCCGATGCCGTTTGCCGACAGCTTCAGATATACCGTCGGCACGGATACCCACTGCCCCGACGCCTCCGCCCACTGCTTAAGTGTGTGGAGTTTGCCGGATGTGTCCAGCCAGTACTGTCCGTTTGACGGGCTCTCCGGCTGCGCGGCCTGTGCATAACTCACCGTCAGTGCCGACCCGTCAGCAAGGCAAAGGGAGATTTCCACGTTCTCGCTCTCCGCGTCGATCACATTCTCCTGCCCCATATAGCCGTTGTCGGAATACTTCTCGGTATTGAAATAGATCCCGTCCGGAAAGATGCACAAATATGCGCCCATGGAAACAAGCTGCTTTTCTCCCGCCTTGATGTTCACCGACGGCATGTAGGCCTCCATGGAAGCGCCATTGATGTACAAGACCTGATTCTGCACCCAGCACAGCGCATCCCGCGCGCAGATTGCCTGCACTCCGGAAAGCGCCTGCGCCGTCCCCCGCCGCGCCCGCGGCGCAAGCAGCGGATAGCTGTCCGACGTCAGATTCTCCATGTCATAAAATTCCCCGTCCGAAAGCTTCAGATTGTGATCATAGCCGAGGAACGCTTCGGTGGTCAGCGTCTGCTGCCGCTGCTCCGTCAGCTTCGGATAAAACACCCCGCATCCCCCCTACAGTCTGAAATACGCCGCTTCGCTCTTCGGCAGATGCGCCCGGTTGCATGCATTCTGGTATGCCTGATAGTACATGTTGTACTTGGCGGCGGAATTGTTGTACTTCGTCATCTCCCCGTTGGCATCATCGATCTTCATCTCTAGATACCACCGGTAAATTTCGTCATACGGCCACGCGATCAGCAGTACCGTTCCGTCCAGATCCGCTTCCGGCGTGTAGCCCGCGAACGCCGGGACGTCCATTTCATGCTGCGTCAGGATCTCGCGGTATACCGCTCCGTCCAGTTCCGACAACCAGCGCAGCTTGTCTGCGCTGCCATATTGATTGGGTTTCAGCCGATCAACCGTCTCAAGCGCCTCGCGGATGGTCATGTGCCCCGCCTCCTTTCGTCCTGCCGCCTTTAGCCTGCGGCCAGTTCATCTTCGATCTTCCGTGCCGCCTCCAGCTGCCGCCTGGCATTCTCCAGCACCTCATACACCGGCTCCGGCACCTCGACGGCCTTGCCGCGCGGCACCTGAAACGTGCGTCCGTTGACGCAGACAAACACCGACTGCTGCTCCGTGCCGCCCGCGCGCGGCAGTGTGATGGTCTTCATACCTGCAAATGCGTTTTCCATGACAATTCTCCCTTCCTGTCCTGTCTTCTCCGGAGACCGGCTTGCGCCGGTCTCCACCTTGCTTCCTCAGTTTGCTTCGTCCTCGGCAGAGTACGCGCCGCAGCTCTCCACACGCACCATGCGGTCCTCATACAGGATCTTCGCCGCGCTGGAGAACTTGTAGCCCAGCGTCGAGAACTGGTTGAGCGGTCCGCCGACCTGCCCCTTGTCCTTGATGATCATCTCCAGATTGCCGCCCTCGGGGTCGATCATGCCGTAGGCATCCTTGCCGAGGAAGAGCGTTGCATAGACGCTGTAATACTCCGCAGGCGTGCCCTTGGACGTATCCTCTGCCGTCTTGACCGGGCAGCCCTCGCCGTTGAAGATTTTGGCCTCGGTCGTCTCGATGAAGCGCACGCCGTGCAGTTCGCCGATCTCACCGGTAAACAGTTCCGTCAGACCCGCGTACTTGTGCGCCTCGATCCACGCCTCGGACGAACGCAGATCGTATGCAACGGACGGGTGAATGATGGCAATGTACTTGCCGTCAATTTTCGGGGCCTTGAGTTTTTTCAGCAGCGTCACCGCCTTGTTGACCTCGTCCGGCGTCAGCTTTGCGGTGGTGTCCAGCCCCGCGCGGCTGGTTACGGCGGTATGCGCGCCGTTCGTGCCGACCTTGTCGCAGTACTGCACGTTCGTGCCTGCTGCGGCGACATTGCGCACCAGCTTATCCTGCGTCGTACCGGCAGACGCGCCCAATTCCTCCGCCGCGCCCAAAATCACATCGTCAATGGCGTGCAGTTCCAGCTGATCGGACACGGACACATAGGTGCCGTACTGGGTGATCGCCTGCGTCACAGCGCTCTGGCCGAACTTCTGACCCGTCGGGATCACACCCTCGGTCAGCGCGCCCGCGTCCTCAAGCGTGTTCCACTTGCGCCATTCCACGGTCTTGCCGCGGCCGGCAGGCAGCGCCTGCTTGCGGGCAAACTGCGTATGAATGAGTTCTGGCCGTGCGTTTTCCAGCAGTTCCGTGTCGTAAAACGTCTTCATGGATGCCGTCATGCCGCCTCCTTCCGGGAAGGCATTTGTCTCGCCGGAATACGCGTTCACATAATTGCCGCTGGCATTCACCAGCGTACCCGCGTCAGCAAACAGCTGCAAATTCAGTTCCTGTTTCAGATTCATAAAAACTTCTCCTTTCCTCATGTAACCGATGATGCAATCGGCAAGCGCTATCAGCGGTTACTTAGAGCCGGACGGTCTCGCCCCGTCTGGCACGCGCCTTCAGTTCCTCTCTCGTCTGTCTGGACCAATGCTCCGGACTCTCGGCAAATGCGCCGAAAGCCGCCGGGGCCATGCCGCTCTCGCGCGGGCGGAGGTAACCCGCCTGC